ATTTGGTGGGACACTACAAGTTGGTGTTGATTATGTTATCATCTCTCGTGAAGATACCAACAATGATGGAGACTTCAACCAGGGTGAAATCTTCAAACTTGCAACTCCTCTATCCATCGTCAATAAAAAGTTTGAGATTACAAACGGTTGTCCAAATGGAGATGTAATGTTCTCCGTTGATAGTGTTACTGGTGAAACTACTATTGGTAATGATGGTGTTGATGGTGAGAACGGTAAGTTAACTGTTAATGGTTCGTTTGAATTCAAGGGTGGATGTAAGACTGCATCTGCTCAGACATTCATTGGTAATGCACAAGCTACACTCACTACAATTACTGGCGTTGTCAGCACTGCTGGACTTGAAGTTGGTGATTATGTTGAGTTGGTTGACAATGGCGGTACAGTTACACTTGATCAGAACAGATTCCCAGAAGATTCTGGTAGCACAAGACTCACTGATCCTCAAATTGTTAGTATTAGTGGTAGCACAGTTACTCTTAACGTTCCATTCACTGGTTCTGGTAATGCTACTGGCATCACCTTCAATGCAACCAAAGATGAGAAGTTTAGAATTACTGATAGAGTTCGTGACATCTTCACTATTGATGGATGTACAGGTGACACTGTAATTGGTAATGCAAGTGGTACAATCTTAACAGTTAGATCTCAATATGGAACAGCAGCTGCAGCACATACTGTAGGTGATACAGTTTACACTGTTCTTAAGGATCCAAAAGTTGACAACGGTATTGCAACAACATTTGTTAATACAGTTGCAACCATCAGCACAACTGAAACTAATTTACCAGTTGATGATGTTAGTAACTTTGCAAATGGAGATTTCATCTTCGTTGGTTTTGGATCTGGTGGTCAAGAAGAGATCATGCAGATTACTGGCAATCCAGTCATTCAATCTGGTGTTTCTGGTACATTACCTGTAACTCGTGTTTCTTCTCTAACTAATGTTCCTGGTGCAGCTCAAACGCACCAAGATGGTGAATCTGTATTCAGAGTTCTATTCAGAGAAAATACAATTCTAACTTCTGATATTCCTTCTACTGGATCTACTGCAGTTGAAGTTGGTCTTGAGAATAGTGACGTTGTTCCATTCTTCTTAGATCGTGAATACTGGTTGTTAATTAATGATGAGATCTTCCTAGTAACTAGCTCTATTACTAACGATGGCGGCACAGTTCTAGTCAAGAAAGATTATCACCATGGTCGCTTAGATGTCTTTGATGATGTTAAGTTCGTTGGATCTAACTTTGAGATCACTGGTACAGATAACAATGTACCTATCCTTAAGTTGATCAACAACGAAGAACACCACTTTGAAGCTGGCGCTCTTGATATTAACGCAAGCACTGATATTAGTGGTCAGTTGAGAATCTTCCCATCTAAGTGTGTTGAGGACCCTGATGCAATCCAGTTCACTAATAAGTCGTTCACACCAACATTTAGAGTTGAACCAGAATTTGGTGATACTTTCGTTGGTAGATTACTTGATGTTGCTGGTATTGCTTCCGCTAACCCGACTTCTACTCAAAAGATTCTTGATATTAGAAATCTGGGTGTAAATGGTGCGAATACATTCTCCGTTAACCAGGATCAATCTATTGATGCATTTGGTTACACTGGTTGGAAGAATAAGAACGGTGGTCACATCACTAAGTTCGTCAACGCAGATGCCACTCTCTCTGTCAATATAAATTATATTGTAGCAGTAGCACCTTCTACTGGTGCTCTCATCCTAACACTACCAACTAATCCTGAAACGGGTGATGTTATCAGAATTACTGAGGTTGCTGGTCAATTGACTTACAACAACTCTCTCGTAATTCGTGCTCCAATCATTGGTGGTGAACCAGTTGCACTCCAAGGAGATACTTCTGGAACTAAATTGGGTGGTCTATCTACAGCATATGGATCTGGTGAATTGGTTGTTCAAAACAGAAATGCTTCCTTCGGTCTCATTTACGTTGGACAATCTGATGGCGATAACTTTATTCCTGCTGTCTATCAAGGTTGGTGGTTAACTGAACTCTAATGGCTTTCTACAACAGACTAAAGACTATGAAGTCTGCCCCAGTTGGCACTATCATGCCCTGGGGTGGTAACTCTAGCAATGGAAATAATCCAGACAATATTCCTACTGGATGGATTGTCTGTGATGGCAGATCATTTCCTGCCACACAATATCCATTGTTAGCCTCTGTTATTGGAAATACATATGGTCCTACAGATGATGCAATTGTTGGAAATTTTCCAGATTTTGATGAATCAGATCAATTTAGAGTTCCTAACTTAAATGGTAGGGCAATGGTTGACCTTGAAAGATCTTACTTGGCAGATTCTGCATATCAGTTTGGTCAACCAGATGCTGATGCTGTTATTGGAGACTTGATTTCTGAGGACGGAACAGGAACTACGCCACCAACAATTTACAGTGCTGATACTGATCTAAAGTTTACTTTAGATCCTATTGATACCATGGCAGGTAAGATTCAAAACATTACCTTAAATGATCCTACATGGTCTAAGACATATTATACAGTCGGTAGAAAACTTGGTATTGACCACACCCCTGGTCACAAACACTCTGGACAATATACAACAGCATTTCCTAGTGGTAAGTATGTTCAGGTATTTGAAGCACCAATTGCTCAAGTTTCTGGTTCTCCAAACTATGAATCGGCAAACTTGACTGGTGTCACGAGTTCTGATAGTGCTGATACTTGGAGAAATGGATTTGGAGCTATCACATATTATGATGAAAATACACTAGTTCTTAGTGATAGCACAAAGACTTTTACACAAGATCAAGTTCCTGCTGCTGGACTAACAAGAACTATTCCTGCATCTGGTGCTTATACTGATGCATTTAGTGACACATATAACTATAACCACCACTTAAAGCAGCATACTGGAGTTTTCCCCGTACCAATTAATGTATTTGGAAGACCAAACTATATTAATGGTGATGTTGGAACTACTTACCCAACAACAATTAGTCATACAGCGCAGGATTCTACTGATGCTACACTTGCTACACACTCACACTTTAGTTTTGATATTACTATGAACCCTGGTGGTCTGAGAATTCCACCAAATATCGCTGTAAACAACGTACAATCTTACACGGTTAATGTATCTGACATCCCAGATGCGTTAAATATTCTTATGGATAATAATACTCCATCACAGACCGTGATCATGATCATCAGAGCCTACTAAAATGCCAGTCTTTTTAAACCAAGAAAGAACGAAGATCGGAACAACTACGGGAACTCTTATCGCATTTCCCAGGGAGTTGGATGTTAATGATCCTATTGCTGGATTGAGTTTAAGTTTATTGCCATCTGGTTATTTGAGGTGTGATGGATCTATCTACAATGAAGCAACATATCCAGCACTAGCAGAAATTTTGGGAACTGGTGATACTTGTGCTTTTAGACAACCAGATGTTACACTAAACGATGATCAATTTCAAGTGCCAGATTTAAGATCTAAATTTATCAGATCTAGCTCCGCTTCTGACCAGGGTGTTATTAACGATAACACCGTATTGAACGCTAACAACCAAACTGTTGAGAAGTCTGGTGTTGGTGTCAATGTTTCATCTAATGTTGGTGCAAGTGCTGTTGTTGATATGTCAGGACAGTTTAGAGTTCCTGCTAGAACTGTGCAATTAACAGGTAATGTTGGTTTCACTAGACCTAGAGCACCTGATGAAGAAGTTGTATCTGCACAGGCATTCTTACCACACGCTCACTATGCAACCACGTACAGATGTAGAACAATTAGACGTGGTGGTAGTGATGTCTTTGAATTGAATTATTTTACCAATGCATCAACAGTTGGTGTTCAAAACTGGTATGACGCAACTGATGAACAACCAGCATGTAAGTATTATGCACAGTCTGAAACATGGAACACAGGATCATACATTTCATCTAGTTTTGGTGCATCATTTGAATATTATGGTATTTGTAAGGGATCTTGTGGTGGATTTATTGCTAATTGTCTTATCCCTACAGGAAACACATATGATGTAGATACTACACCAGAAGGACCTTGTTTCCAGACCATTTTGTTTGTTACTTTGGAAATGTCATGTGCATCCAGTAGTCGTTCTATTGGTGCAAACTATGTTGAGGGTGGTGATGGTGTTGGTAATGATAACATCCCTACTGGTGGTGCAACTAGTGCAGGAGCAATTCAATCATTCTCATTACATGAAGGTGGTGCAGGATATGATGTAACAGAAGGATATAATGGAAAGGGTCTAGGACAGTGGGCATACAGTGGATATGGTGGTTCTAGCAACACTTGGAGCGATTTGAGTGATTTTGTTCAAGGTGATGTTGATTTAGGTGGTGGTACTGGATCGGGTGCTCGTGCTACTGTAAGATTTGAAGCTCAACCAGGACTTGCTGGAAATCCAAATAACACCAGATATAAAATTATTGCTTGGCTTGACAGAGGAGCAGGATATACACCTGGAGATATTTTAACTTTCCCTGATATTCAGGGATATAATATTGGTAGTGCTCCTACTACTGGTGCTGGCGGAATTAGTATGAGAATTGAAACCACTACATTCGGTAATGGTGAAGAAGCTGCTGCATATCCACACAATACTTCTTTGGCAAATGTGTTGCCATTTGACACTGTAGTTGACAATGCAACTTCTATTGTTTATCCGCAAATCTCAAACATTGTTGAGACAACAGAAGCATTTGATTATGAAGAAGATCCAACCCAGCACACACATACTATCACTTACACCACAGGATTGACTAATTATGAGTTAAATATACCAGAGACATTTATTTCTACTGATGGTATGTCAGCAACTGTTGCTATTAAGACAGAAACTGACACTAAAGTAGATAGTCTCATTGCTCCTTTTATTATGGTAGATTACCTAATTAAGACCTAAGATGCCAAGAAATATTCGTTCTAACTTTTTGACAGATAAAGTAACTTTTGGCAGTTCTACGATGCCAATTGGTGCTATTGTGCCTATCTTTAAGGCAGATGATGATAAGATCACTGATAATGGTGTTGTAACTCAATTGGGGACAGTAGCTACTGGAGTTGGTGGTGGATCTGGATACACTACAGACTTGGGTACAGTAAATGGATATCCAACAACACCAATTGAATTAACAGTTGGAGCTGGTAATTTTAGTGTAAGTAGTGAAACAATTAATATTGCACACCCATTTATTTCTGGAGATAAATTAACAGTTGTTGAAGTAGATCAAGCACCTAATAAAACGTCTCTTGGTGGATCTATTGCAACTATTACAATAACTAATGGTGGAAGTGGTTATACTGCTGCTCCTATTGTTAGTGTAACTGATACTGGTAGTGGTCCACTAGAAGCAGGGCAATTTACTGCAGAAATTACAAATGGATCTGTAACTGCTGTCAACGTTATTAGCGGTGGAGTTGGTTATCAATTCCCACAAGTATCATTCGTTGGTGGTGGGGGATCAAACGCTACAGCTACAGCAACTTTGTCTGCTGGTGGTGAAGGTGGAGTAGCATTTGATAGAGGGTTGACTTTTTATGTTGATTATGTTAATGCTAATAGTTTTAGACTTGCGAGAAGTAATGGAGACATTGCTGCTGGTAGATACTACAATGTAACTGATCTTGGATCTGCTGGTACGTTCAAACTTGCATCTACCACTGGATTTGGTTTGACTGTTGGTATCGCTGCTAATCTAGATGGTAGTGTTAACTTTGTAACTCTTAAGAAACCAGGATATGGGTATTCTGATGGAGATGTAGTTTATATTCAACAACCAGGAAGT